ACGCTGATTTTGATAATCCTGAAATCTCATGGGGCGCGGCTTGCCCGTTGTCTCTAAGCCAGTCGCAATCTCCTTCATAAGGCGCCGGGCTTTACCTCGAAAGGGATCAGGCCCCAGTCTGCGGATTTCCCGTTTGTTGCCAGTTGTAGGATCAGCAACAGACGCCCAGACTTCAAACTTAGAAGCCTTCAACTCAAGCATTTGCCCTATCCTCAAACCACGCTCCTCTTTTGACATATAGCCTTCCGCTATTAAATCCTGTTCCCATTCAGAGTACTGCTTGCCGCATGTCGATATTGTTATATTACCGACCTTGATTGTTGCAACTCTTTTAACGTCGCGTGGAGCGTCTAGCAAAGAAGCCGGATCTCTCTCTTGGGGTAAATCTTGAATTATGTCATCAATGTCACTTGGTGAGAAACCAGTACCATCCAGACTATCCAGATCAAAGAGGACATCAGCAAGAATTGTGTTGTAATAGCCTGCTTTGTCAGCAAGACGATTATCAGCAAGTAGAACTCTTCTTGCTTCGTCATCATTGACGTCAAGGAAGACACAGGGAACCTTATCCATACCTATCGACCTAGCCGCCATAAGAGTGTTATTGCCCTTAAGGACCAGCATCGTGTCAGATTGCACCACTAGAGGCCTATATATACCGTTGACACGCAAAGATTCCGATATCGCTCCGACATCCCCTTGCCTTGCGTTCTCTGGATGAAATTCCAGGTCTTCGACATCAACCCATATACATGAATCTAAACCGGAATGCGTTGGGGTTTTGCCAGAGACACTACCCCAACGCTTTCCTTCTTTTGTTGGTTTAGGTTCTGGATCGTCATCCAAACCTAACCTTCCCCTTATCGTAGATATGGCTTCGTCTTTGTCCCCCAACAATTCAAGCCATTCACTAAAGTAAGTGCCATCTACAAGTAAAAGGTTTTTACCAACATGTATTTTCTGCGTTGTAGGAAACATATCATCTTGTGACGGTCCTCCGCCATTCCCACCACCAAAAATATCTTCACCTTCTTCTAACTGGTAAAGTCTTTCAAGTGATCTTCTGTCCCAACCAGAACCATCTAAATCAGGTCTAATTGTCTCTATCAGCGCTATAAGATTCTGGACATCGTATGTAGCTAAATCTGATGTTCTGTTATCAGCAAGAAGTATTCTTTTTGCTTGCTGGTCATCCACGTCAACGTGTACAACAGCAATCTGATCCCAGCCAAGATTCTTAGCTGCTTTCCAAGTATGGTTGCCTGCCAAAATGTTTCCATTTCTAGCATCAACAATTACAGGGGAATATTGCCCATTCACCTCTAGGCTTTCTGATATCCCGACCAAATCACCCTTTCGGGGGTTTAATGGATGTGATTGTATTGAATCAATAGGGATAGCAGCGCCTTCTAAGTCACCAGCTATTTTTGCCACAGTTATTTCCTGTTATACACCTTATTATGGTTACGCCCATGTGTCGTGTATTTGTGGACCCATTGTTTAGAAACACCTAACGCTTCAGCCAGGTTCTCACAGGTTTCCCCTAGTCCTCTAGCTTCACGCATAGCTTCTAAATGATTGTCTTGTGCAGATTGGTAATTGGCATATGCCTGCTTTTCCATTTCTTGGGTTCGCAGAACCATTTCAATTACTTCTGGCTGGCTTTTTGTTTTTCTTTTAGGCATTATTTTTTACCTTTATCTTTCTTTCCCTTAGGGAATGCTTGTACATATAGACATCCATAGGTTTGGGTAGCTCTGTCCCATTCCCATCGCTTTGTTTTGCAAGTCATACCTCGTTGCTTAGCGACTTTATGAATGTATCTTGCTAAATCTACGAACTCTTGCTTTCGTAAATCTTCTTCTGTTAAACGCCATATTTGGCCATCTAACCATTGATCCCACGGATAATTACCCATTTTCTGGTTAGTATCCCAGTTATCAAATTCTTTTACCGTCTCAGCCATATTTATACCTCTGTTCTTTTGATTAATGACTTAACTAACTCATTGAGGATGCTTCCTGATTCTTCTTCATCCCCTTCTGTCACCGCATCTACGACGACTCTTTTATCTGCTATCAACTGATAGATATCGTGATCTATCGTGTCGTTAGCTAGTAAATACCAAGCGGATACATTGTCATCTTGACCTATCCTATGACAACGATCTTCAGCTTGATCGTGTTCTGCTGGAGTCCAACCTTGCTCTACGAACAATACGTCAGACGCTGCAGTAAGTGTAAGCCCTACACCACCAGCTTTCATATTAAGAACAATCACCCTGGATTCGGGATCGTTCTGGAAAGAGTCAACAGCGTTTTGCCTAACTTGCTGAGTGTCCTTTCCTGCAACTCGCAGGTTCCCATATTTCTCAGCGATTGCATCAACTACTGAAATATGGTGGGCGAATACGACTAATTTTCTATCAGTGCTATCAAGGAAAGTATCTATCCATTCACATGCAGTTTCAACTTTTCCTTCACCAGCGAGACGCTTAAGGTTCATTATATGACCTAGCTGTTGGGCAGAATTAGCGCTTCTCCCATCACCAGCAAAGTACTCAAGTACGCCTGCTTCAGCCATCCTGTAGTTCTGGTGCCCCTTGCCAGAAAGGTCAATCGGAATTTCATACCGTGCCTTATCAGGGAGTTCTGTGAGAACGTCTTGCTTGTTCCTACGCACATAGCATGTACGACGAAGCAGTTCATTGAGTTCTTCAGCATTAGATGAACCCTTGAAATCCCATCCATATCCATTATGGTGAGCTTTGCAATACCTTTGCCTGAAGTTCCAAGAACCACCAAACTCATTTATTCTGTCAAGGATCTCCAATTGAGAAATAAGCTCTATCGGCCTATTCAAAACTGGAGTACCAGTCAATGCAAGAATCATCCCATCTTTAGGAACTCTCTCAGCTATTTTCTTGAGAGCTTGAGTCCTCTTAGCTTTGCCATTCTTAGCGTAATGACTTTCATCAAATATAAGAGACCTGAAAGGGACACTCTTTAACGCATCTTCCTGCTTGGTCAGAATGTCGTAGTTGATAATAACAACGTCAGCATTCTTAACACCAGACTTGCTATCAACTATGTGTGTTGTCTTCCCTGGCAACCACATTTTGACTTCTCGGTCCCAGTTAGTCTTTAGAGAAGCAGGGCAAACAACTAAGGCAGGGAAAGCATCTTCATGTTGAAGAGATGCTAGCGCTTGAACAGTCTTACCTAGTCCCATCTCATCAGCGATGAAACACTTTCTTACATCAATCGCATACGCTACTCCAGCTAATTGGAATGGGCGCAAGGCTAAATCCTGACCTAAAGCATTTTTGGTAGCAAGGCCTTCAATTTCAATATCTGAAGTTTGGGCAGAAGATGCTTCTTCCCTTTGTGCCGTAACGACCATTATTTCATTGACCATAGCTCTTACTTCATCTGAGATATTAAAGTCCCAGTGATTAGCTACAGCGAAAGCATCCTCAAAGGAAGTTTGTGGAACCATCCACATCTTTCTTTTAGAATCCCAACGGCGATGATTTATTTCTTTAACGGCATGTATCAGATGCTCGTCATAATCAAATTCGAACGCAAGAGAATTGTCTATAAGGTGCAACTCTCTCTTTGCAACAACGTCTTCTTCTAATTCCCAATTTCCTTCTCGCATAGAAATTTGAATTTTGTTCTCTGCTCCAGCACCAATATTGAACTCGAACTCTTTCGCAAATTTAGCAACGAACTGTGCGCTACTCACAGGTGCGTACCATAGTTTCTTGTCAGCGTCGTATTGGGAGTCTTTGATCTTCCTAACAGATGCAACTACTTCAGCGTCATATTTGAATTCAATTATGAAGCGGTCATTCCTCACTGTGATTCTACGAGAATCTAAGATCTCAGCGGTCCTAGCGAGATTGCGAGCATCAGCCCTACCATCAGCTACCAGTGGCATTTCAGGTTCAGGAAGTTTCTCATAGTCGTAGCCATAGGACTTTAATTGCCCAGCGTACTTCTCAAGCATTCTGTGTGCTTCCCAAGTTATGCCTTCTGTCCATTGGTGTGGTTCTAGTAGCGCACAGCGTTTCCCGAACTTAGTGTCAGAGCCATTAAAGCCAATACCGTCTTCAGTATTAGCCCCATCGCATTTAGACGCTATAGCGGAAACCGCTGCGTGTATTATTTCTTTATCTGTGTTTGTTGTTTTTGTATCTAAATATGTCATACGTCCATACTACCGCCAGTAGACAGAAGCAACAACCTACAGGTGATTTATCCTGTCTTCTTTTGTAATTCGTCTATCATCTTTATTGTTTTTCGCATCCCGACTTTACGCATGCTTACAGTCTCGGTATAACCATGCTGTGGCATGTCCTCTTTGGTCAGTGCTGGTGGGGCTTTAAGAACTTTACGCCAGTGGTGAATTACCTCCTTCTCTAACCTCTCTGGTATTCTGCCGTCTTTATGTCTCCAGACTTTAACGATCTTCCAACCAAACTGCTCATGCTCTTTAAGCCTAAAAAATTCGCCATTGGTAATGCCGATCTTTAGCACACCATCACGGCTAATAAGGTATAAAGTTCCTTTTCGAGTATTCTTGTAGCCTCCATCTCCAC